GTTTTTTTATTTAAATATTCCCAAAAATCTTTTATCTGTTTTAATGGCATAGGTGTCCCCTTACAAAAATCTGGCCATAATTTGTGACATCTTAATTCTTTTTTTGAAACTTGTGGTGAGCCTTCTATTTCTGCAAATTCTATTCCATTTTTAATAAAAAATTTTTTGACCCATGTATCTGAAGGTGTTCCACGATAAGTGAATAAAAAAGTTTCGTTAGTGTTATTTATTTTATTTAATAAAGTTTCCATAGCACTACATTTTTTATTTAAACTAGGTAGATAATAGTGATTGCCAATTACACCTGTTGGTTTCCATGTTCTTTCATACCCATAGTATTCCCATATTGGTCTTATTATATTCTTACAAACATTAGTTATTGTTTTACCGCATCTGTATCCTTGTTTTAATTGTTCTGCATCTCTTGATAATCTATGAAAATAATTAGGGTCAGCCCCAGCAAATTCAAATATAGTTTGATCTGCATCTCCGACAAAATAATATTCCTTTGTCTTTGTAGCCATTTTATCTAAAGCTTCTTTTTGTGGTCTGTTACTATCTTGAGCTTCATCAACTATTAAAGCATCTATATCTGGTTCTTTGGCCTTATCTAAAAACTCTTGTATCATGTCCGTGTAATCGCACAAATGATTGTCATTTTTATATTTATTATAGTGGGGTAACATTTCTTTAATAGAATTTAGACTGTAAGGACTATAAGATGCCTTATCGCATGATCTCCAATGTTCTTTTATATTTTTACCCATGCCATGAGCGTCTTTTAAATATCTGTAAAACTTATGCTCATCTGCATTAAATTGAGCCTCTGTTACTCTTTGTAATTTAAAAAGAGATTCTATGGTTGTTAAACTCATGTGATCTTCGTAACCAAATAATTCTTTAACACCCACCAGTCTACTTCTACAATAAGCGTGTATTGTGCAGATCTTATACTTCATAGCTTTTTTTGTAACACCTTCCATCTCCGAAAGTTTAAGTATTTCTTTTTTTATTTCGTCTGCTGCAACGTTTGTATGTGATAATATTATTATATTCTCATAAGAATATTTTTTTAATAATTCTTTGTATTTATCTACAACCCATTTACTGGTTTTTCTTGTTCCAGGTGGTCCTGATATAAATTTAGGCTGTTTCATCTGTTATCTCCTGGTATTCACCCTCTACAATCAAATCCTCTTGCTCTATCTTTTGATCTATCATCTGCCATGACACACATGATTTACCGTTAAATTTTCCGTGTTTCTTTTTTGCTTTCAATATACTCTGACATTTTATAACAAGATCCACACGTGCTAGATTTATTCTCTGTCTGTGTAGATAATCTTCAAATTTATCTAGATTAAATTCTAAAATATTTCTCTCCATGTTGTAGTAAGGCAGTCCAAAGTTTGCTAATTCTTTTTTGTTTGTGTAGGCTTTCTGTTCTGCAATATAGTTTGTAAAATGTTTTACAAATCTTAGATCCTCTTCTGCCTCCTCGACATAATTATTTGATTTCTCTCTTGCCTCATACTTTCTACGCATTATCTCCTCAAAGT